GCTACCGATAGAAACGGTGCGCAGTGGGTTATGGGATTGGAGAACGGAGTTTATTTGACAACTGGAACCTCTGCTACTGGAACTGCTATGGGAGATTTGAATGGAATGACATTGACGTTTACTTCCATGGAGAAAGACCCAATCGTTGTATTCACGGGCACTGTACCTTTGGATTAACCCTACACACTTTCCATATTTTGAAGGGGGGCGTTTACGCTCCCTTTTTTTATTCGTTACATTTTCGTTTTTTCCCATTATATAAATATGCAGTTGATCACAACGAACGCAGTTAACCGCCTATACTTTACCGCTACCGAGAACATGGTGAGCGGTGCATGGGTATATTTAAACATTCACCACGTAGCAACGAATGAAGACTATTTTTTCGGCTTTGAAAAGGCTCAAAACCTTAGCGTATTTACTGGCCGTTTTGATGCTTGGGATTGCAATGTTGGGAATTTACCCGTTGGTCAGTGTTTATATACACTTTACGAGGGTAATGAAGGAGCGGTCAACCCTGAAAGCGAAGAAATTTTAAACGTGTTGGAAGTTGGATTGTACGAAGTTTTGGCGAATGAAAACACCGACATCGTATTTGAAAACAATACAACTTATATCGAGCCAAATTTATGAGTTCAAGAAGAGTAAAAAATGCGTATGGTATGCCTACCAGTTCGCCCATTGTACGACAGGACTTTGAAACGAAGTTACCCGAGTACAAGGTAGTGAACGGTAAGGATTATGTCATGTACGGTGAAGGTAACCGATACCCCGATTATTTGTTGGAAATGTACCAACGTAGCGCAAAGCACAATGCCATTGTAAACGGGAAGGTAAACTACATTACGGGTAAGGGATGGACGTATGAAGCTGACAAAGTACCGAGCGAAATGCTTGGTGAGTTGAATCGATTGATGGAGAACCCAAACCCTTACGACGATTTAAACGATATTCTATACAAGACTGCACTTGACTTCGAAATTTTCAACGGTTTTGCGTTGGAAATCGTGTGGAATATGAACGGTAAGGTTAGCCAAATTGCACATAAAAACTTCGGTAATCTACGTCGTAACGTGGATGGAAGTAAGTTCTATTACGCAGATGAGTGGAAAGAGTTTGGAGACCCCGAAGGATTGACCGAGTATATGCCATTCGACCCTGAAAAACGTTTGGGTAAGCAACTATTTTATTACTGTTCATACGCTCCAAGCGTGCGTTATTACCCCATCCCCGAGTACCTTGGTGCGCTTGCTTACATCGAAACGGACGCACGTATTGCAAACTACCACGTAAACAACTTACGAAACGGTTTCCTTGGCGGTTTCCTTTTCAACTTCAACAACGGAGTACCTTCGAATGAAGAGCAAAGAGAAATCAAACGCCAATTACAGAAGCAATTAAAAGGCGATGACGGGGAGCGTATCGTGGTAAACTTCAACGATAGTGCGGATACGGGATTAAAGATTGAGCCATTAAACGCTAACGACTTAGATAAGCAGTTTAACATTCTCAACGAAACAATCCAAACTGAAATCTTTGTTGCTCACCGCGTAACCTCCCCGATGCTGTTTGGTGTACGTGTTTCAGGGCAACTTGGTGGACGTTCTGAATTGGTTGAAGCATACGAACTGTTTAAGGCGGTTTATGTAAACGACCGAGTGCAAAAGTTGGAAAAGGTATTTAACTACATTTTTTCCTTCAATGGGTTGGGCGTGTTGGAAATCGAACCTACCGAGCCAATTACAGAGCAGTTGAGTGAAGCAACTTTGTTGCAGATTGCGAGCCGTGGCGAATTACGTGCCATGATGGGATTGAAAGACGATACCGTAAGCGTACCGAAAACGACCGATATGATTCAAGCCCTTTCCCCATTGGTGGCGAATAAGGTATTGGAGAAATTGAGTGACCTTGAAATTAGGCAGTTAGTCGGATTGGATTTAGCACCACCCGATCAACCGCAGTCATTTGCGCACCACGATTTCCGCAAAGAGAAAGATGAGTTAGCTTTGTTTCAAAAGTTTGGCCGTGATGCGTCCGAGTTTGAGGAAATTACACGTAGACCGATGCGTTACGGGTTCGAGTTGTTAGAGCAAGAATTTGCTTCCGAGTACGCTGAACTTGACGCAGATATTTTGAAAATGATCGAGAAAGACCCTGCCATTACCTCGGATAAATTAGCGGAAAAGTTGGGCAAGGATATACAGCTAATTTCAGACCGTATAAGCGCACTTATCGAAGCAAAGGCTATCAATATTCGTGGAGCGTTAAAAGAGCTTGGTGAGGCTTCCAAGGACTTTATTAAGCCAAAGAATCCCGAAGGTGAACCGTTGGTTCAAGTGATGTACAAATACGACGTGCTTCCCGAATTTGGTCCACAAAAGTTGATCGCTGGAAGTCGTGAATTTTGTGTAAAAATGATTGACTTAGGAAGGTATTATACCCGTCAAGACATTAACCAAATTTCCGATATAATGGGATACAGTGTTTGGGAGCGTCGAGGTGGTTGGTACACCAGTCCTATTGATGGGCGTTCAAGACCATCGTGCCGTCACACTTGGATGCAAACCTTAGTAAAACCGAAAGCATGAGCCAAAAAGCCCTATTCATAACCGAGAAGCAATTAAAAGATGCTTCATTGATTAACGAAAACGTTTCAATGGTGAAGTTGCGCCCGACGTTGATCATGTGCCAAGAGATGCACATTCAACCGATTTTAGGAAGTGACCTTTACAAAGAAATTGCAAATCAAATCATTGCCAACGATTTAACGCAAGAGAATGAGGACTTGCTTATTGACTACATCCAACCATGCCTTCAAATGTTTGTACAAATGGAGTTCCCGATGGCCTTCGGTTTCCAATTACGAAACAAGAACGTGGAGCGTGGTACGGATCAAAACAGCACGCAGGCCTCCATGAGTGAACTTCAACGGTTAATTGATTACTACAAATCGAAGGCGGAATGGTACGCTGAAAGGATTACACGATTTATTTTGACAAATATCACCGACTTCCCTGCGTATCAATCACCAAGCGGACAAATTGATACTATCTTGCCGAACCGACGTAATTATACTGCTGGATTGGTGTTAAATAATTACGGTTGTTGTGGTGACTACGCAAGTCGTTACCAAGCTAACTACAACCGAGATTGTGACTGTTATTAAAATCTATGAGTTACCACAAAAAGAACGTCGACAAATTAAGGGTTTACCTATCAAAAGAGAAAGATGCAAAGTTGGAACACGATAAAAAGAAGCTTAAAGGAGTTCAGCGAGAGCCATCCGCTCGTTAATTCGTTTGGAACGGGTAACATTCTCGACCCTGATAGCGCACAGATTACCAACTTTGTTACTCCTGAAATCGATCGGGTGTATTACCCTTTGGTTTTTGCTACGTTAGACGGTGCGAGGTTTGGCAGTAATTCAGCCACGTTCACGGTAGGGTTAGTGTTCATGGATAAGATTGAGGAAAGCCAAAAGGTTGCAGATCGTCCGACGGGTTCAAATGCTTTGAACTTTCAAACACTTCAACCTGATGAAGTCATGAGCGATATGACTCAACTTGCTGGGGATTTCATGATTAAGTATCAACGCACTTTTGGCAATGACTTCGACATTTCGGTAGATGCGAACGTGGATTACTTTGTTGATCGCTTTGGTGATAGAGTTGCGGGATGTAGGGCGGTGGTATCGTTTAACGTTCCACTTGCTTTGTCTATTTGTGAAATTCCTTCCGATGTTCAAACCGATACGATTTATTACGGAGCGGTTGAAGCGTTGATTGATATTGATTACTTCGATGGAAACACGCTAAGCATTGTACCTAATAGCCCGATAAACGTGGTATTCGATGGAGGTGCAACGAGTAATAAGTTTATTTGGTTTGGTGCGCCTGAATCGTACAACTTTACAACATGGTTTAGAAGTTCATTTGACCAAGGTGTTTTCGATGATCTTTTTGAATTGATATATACGATTGATGGGTATGACTTTTACGCTTCCAAATGGCAAACAAATGCAACAATTAACATGGTAATTCAATGATACAATTAACCGATAATTTAGAAATCAACAAACCCGCACCCGTCGATGATCGATTGGGTGTTTTCGAGTCAACTGCCGAGGCACTTGCTTACACAAATGAAGACAGACGTTATATAGGTTTAACCGTTATTGTAGACGATGGAAGTGGAGCGGTTGAGTATTGGTTCAAAGACGGTGTGACCGATAGCGACTTAGAAGTAAAGTCAACAGGTGGCGGTGGTGCTTTGTGGGGTTCGATTACGGGAACGTTAAGCAATCAAACGGATTTACAAACCGCATTAAATGCAAAGGCGAATACGTCTTCACTTGCAACCGTTGCGACTTCGGGAAGCTATAATGACCTTACGAACAAACCAACCATTCCAGATGCACAGGTGAATAGTGATTGGAACGCCACAACAGGTGTTTCTGAAATCCTAAACAAACCAACCATACCAACTTCATTACCACCGAACGGAAATGCGGGAGGTGATTTAACGGGTACTTATCCAAACCCAACGGTGCATCGAGTTCATGGAGTAGATTTTCAGAATGGGACACCAAGTGCGGGTGACATTTGGGTTTATGGTGGTAGTCCTGCAAAGTGGCAACATCAAGCTTTAACAAGCAATGATTTACCAAATGCCATTGATGCCACAAAGATTGCAAACGGAAATGTAAGCAATTCAGAATTTCAGCACTTGGACGGGGTAACCTCGGCAATCCAAACCCAATTAGATAGCAAAGCACCGACTTTATCACCAACTTTTACGGGTACAGTTTCAGGTGTCACAAAGTCAATGGTTGGACTTGGTAACGTCGACAATACAAGCGATGCAAATAAGACGTTTTCAGCGTCCCAAATTACTTCGGGAACGTTCGATAAGGCACGCATCCCGAAAGTGATTCCTGCGGTTGCTATTGCAGGTTCTGCGGTTACATCGGGAAATAATACAAACGAGAATATCATGCAGACGTTGACCATTCCTGCAAACACTTTAAACGTAGGTGATGTAGTTCGTATATGTGCTTTCAATACTTATAACACTACGGGTACAAAATCAGTGCGTGTTAAGTTTGGAACAACAACTGCGGGTACTGCTATACTTAATCCAAGTTCACCGCTTGGAGCTTCGGTTACTTCAAGCCAAATAGATTTATTAGCAGTTGTTACAGGTTCAACAACTTTGCGATTTGCTACAAACGTATTAGCTAACGCAGTTATTTATGGAGGTAATACGGGCGCATTGGTTAACCAAACCATTGATAGAACTCAACCAATTAGCTTTATTGTGACAATTCAGAAAACCACGGGAACGGATACGGTTACGTGCGAGAGTGCATTCATTGAAATTATTACCTCATGATTTACGCAATAACTAACTTACAAGGTGTTACCACCTACGATTTAACCTTTGAAGGTGCAATGGATTTGTACGTGACTGGGTGCCGTTTATGGGCTTCCGAAAACGATGGTGAAACCTACTTTGAAATCTTTGTACCATGAAGCAGTTACTTCACGACCTCGGCATTAACCTCGGCTTATCCTTTGCTGGCTTTGCTGGTTCGCTTGTAATGATCGGAAAGAAAGAGTTTTCGTGGCGCAAGGCATTGGTGAGTATTCCGAGCGGTGTGTTTTCTGCTAACTACCTTACTCCAATCGTTGTTGAAGGATTGGGTATGAATGGCGGTTCAGCGGAGTACGGTATTGCGTTTATCATGGGTTACCTTGGATTGAAAGGAACAGAAATTTTTGCAACTAAATTTATTCAAAATGAAAAATCTAAAAAACCTGATGCCTAAAAAGGCAAACGAAATGTCAATTTATGAGAGAGCGACGGCAGAAACCCCACCATTTTTTAAGAAACTGCGCACTATTGGTATTGTGGTTGGTGTGGTCGGTGGTGCTTTGGCTACTGCGCCTATTGCATTGCCAGCGTCGATTGTAGCGTTGAGCACTTATTTGATCACTGCGGGAACAATTATTACGACTGTTTCACAAATTACAGTTGACGAAAGCAAATAAAGTCGTATCTTTGTAGCGCAAGCCACGTTTTTGCGTTGTTTTCGTAGTTTAATTTTTGGTTGAACCCCTGAGAAATCGGGGGTTTTTTTATGCCTTCAAAAAAAAAGTTTCATTTTTTTTCTGAAAAAGTTTGCACAATTAAATTTCATGTGTATCTTTGTAATACCAAAGAGAAACAAACTAAAAAAAAACAAAGCAATGAAAAGAATTGGATCAGGTTATTACCAAGGAGAGTACAAAGGAGTGAAATTCGAAATCGTTAAAGTAATGCAAGTCGATGCTTCAACAAGAAACCAATGGTATTGGAGAATCGGAAATGAAGGTGGTGACGATTGGTTCTCTGGAAAGGCAATAGCTAAGTACTTTGCAGAACAATGGATCGAAGAAGAAATGATGTGTAACCAAAATATAAAATAACAAAAACAATGAACAAAACGCAAACAACAATTTGGGGAATCGTAGCGCTTTACGTGTTCCTCCTAACAAGAAACCCATTTACACTTGGTTACATGGTGTTAATAGGTGCTTACATTTCAAAAAGAATTGAAACCAAAAAATCAAAATAATATGAAAACAATCAACGACAAAATGTTTCCAGTGGACGCATTGCGCTTTTGGAAAGTGAAACCAAGCTACGACAAAACCTGTGTAGGTTGGGAAATCTTTATCGGTCACGCTCACTCCGATAATATGTGCGACCCTTTAAGCCATTACATTTTCCAAGATGTTACTGAAATGTTCAAACACCTTCGAGGGTACATTGATCATGAAGACCGCCACGTTGGAGAACTGCTTAACGAGGTAATCCGTTATGATATGAAAAATTCAGAGCTATGTGTTACCGATGCAAGTTTCACCGAGCAAATTGGAATCGGTGTGGCAATCAGTTTCAAAATGAATTTTAACACGGTAGAAAACTATTCAATCATATTTAGCTATTTCAAATGAGAGAACTTAAACAAATGAAACGGGGGCGAAAACCTGCACGCCCCTTGGTTTCCACGGCATTAGCGCAACGATGGGAACAAGTGAGAAACGAACGGAAAATATCCGTACATCGATTACCAGTTAGCCCACCAACTTACCGAAAGGTAATTAACACGGGGTACTGCGATCAACAAACATTGGTTAAACTAACTAAATTTTTCTTGTAATATGCTTACGACTAAACAAATAATTCAGAAATACGGGAAGCCCGATGACGATGGCTCCGATTACTTGGTAACAATCAACTTACCCTACCCGATGCGATTGGCTTGGGATACCAAAACATCAATCAATAAGATGCGTTGCCACCGATTGATTGCAACAAACTTTCAAAATGTGTTCAAAGATTTGCTCAACCATTACGGGCTTTCAGAACTTCAACGCCTTGGTATTGATTTATTCGGTGGTTGCTTTGCATTTCGTAAGATGCGTGGCGGTAATGATTACTCACGTCACTCATGGGGTATTGCTATTGACCTTGACCCCGTTCGCAATGGATTAAAAACTTCATGGGCACGGGCGCAATTTTCAAAGGCTGCCTACAAACCAATGGTTGATATTTTTTATAAGCATGGGTTTATCAATCTTGGTAAGGAAAAGAACTATGATGCTATGCACTTTGAAATTAAATTTTAAAAAAAGATTGCACAATTAACTTTCATTTGTATATTTGTGAACCAAAACAAAACTATGGAAAACATCAAAAACTTGGCGAAAGCTTTGGTTAAAGCAACCGCCCAAATCGAAGGAGCATCAAAGGACTCCACCAACCCACACTTCCGCAACAAATACGCAGACCTTGCCAGCGTTACGGATGCAATCAAGAAACCGTTAAACGATAACGGCCTTACCTACTCACAAATCATTCACCGCTTGGAAGGTGGCGTGGGTGTAGAAACGCTGATCATTCACGAATCGGGTGAAACTATGAGCAACGGCATTACGTTCGTTCCTGCGCCTAAGAATGACCCACACGGTTACGGCAGTGCGCTTACTTACGCACGACGTTACTCACTTTCCGCTTGCTTTGGTGTTATCCAAGAAGATGACGATGCAAATGGTGCTACCAACCTTCGTACAACGGGCGATATTAACAAGGTCCAGAGCAAAAAGGAAGCCGCTCCAAAGTTTGCAAAGGCTGATGAACTGCAACCATTCACGGCTGAAAAGTACGCAAAGCTTTTAGAACTTCACGAAACTGATCCTGACCTATGCAAGAAGTTGGAAGCGCACTATCGCATCACGTCTGAAATCAAGGCTCAATTCAAGAAAGATACTGGAAAGGATTGGAAATGACACAGGACCAAAAATTAGAACTATTGAAGCAACTTTACCCAACTACGGGTAACCGTGATATCGCAAATCTAATCAATATGCACTACACCACGGTTCGTTACTATGGTGAAAAGTTCGGCCTTAAAAAGAATGAGGAACTGCTTGCAGAGCAAAAGAAGGAAAGCCTTGGTAAGTCGTTGGAAGTAAGACGTGCAAGTGATTTACGACATAAGCTTTTAGCAGAAAAAACGCTAACGTATTGGGAACGTGTGAAGGAGTTTAAACAAGACCAACTACAAACGCACGGACGTAAGCACCCATTCTATCAATCAATCAAAAATAGCTTTTTTAATCATGGATAATATCATAACCCAATCAAATAACTTGCTTTCATCCGTTACAGGACGGGAGCAAGTTGAACTGATGCACCAAGAGTTTCGCATTCAAATTGAAGATGGTAATATCAACCCGTTGGAGTTTGCGATCAAAGCACGAATGATCATTAAGGCATTAGAGCAAACTTTAACCGATACGCAGTACCTTGCAATAGGAGAACAGGAAAAGCACGGCAAAACGGCTGAAATGTTTGGAGCAGTGGCCACGACATCTGAAATGGGTGTGAAGTACGATTACGAAGGTTGCAATGATATTGAATGGATCATTTTGAAGGAGAACGTAGAACGTGCTACCGAAATGCTTAAAGCCCGTGAGAAGTGGTTGCGATCACTAACCAAACCCGAAAACATTGTAGATGGGAACGGTGAAATTGTAACCATTACTCCACCAATCAAAAGAAGTACAACAACCTTAAAAGTAACAATGAAATGAGAACAAGCCCACAACAACTAATTGACTTCATTCAAAGCATTAAATTAAAAGCGATGGAAGTACACGTTAACGCTGAATACACAGCAAAGAAACTTGACCTTTCAAAAGTATCTAGATTCGATATTTTAAACCAACGGATGCAACGGTTGTACCGTTTACGTTCCCAGTGCATCGAACATAAGGACTTTTACAAGGCACTTCAAGCCATGCACCTGATCAACCGTGTTGGTTTCGAACTATCTAAAACTTACAACTATACTGCCCTATGAATTACCCTGATCCAACCAAAGAACAATTAGCCATTACCCGAGCCGTGGTGCTTATGCAAGCCTTAGCAGAAACCTTGGATGACCTGAAACGAACCAATGCCTACCGTCAATCCTTGAAGAACCGATTGAACCTTTTAGAGCATGACTTGTCTATTTACCTTAACACGTTATCCTTAGCGTTTTGGGGTGAGGATGAGGAACTTATGATGTCAATAAGCCGAGGTATTGATGCGGTTACGGGTGCGCTCGCTACGTGGCATCCCGCACAAATGGCGGTACTTGAAGACGTACTTAATCAAATAGAAGAACAATTTAATCAAACACAAAATGAAATATCAGAAACCACAGAACAAACAGGACATTGAAGCCTTGAAATGGAAAATGTCCTACCTTGAAAACCAACTAACGGGGCAACTATGCGACGAAGAAATGGTGCTACGTCAGGAGATCAGCGAAATAAAACAACTGCTTCGCTCGGTTGAATACCCTGAACGTCCGACCGATTCAAACTTTGACTGTTTTGGTTGTGGGTCGTAACAATATATTGCTTACTGATGATTTGATTAGTAAAATAGCTGATGAATATGCTAACCAATATTACAGCAAAGATGCTAATCCAATCAGTCACGAATCATTAACTGAGCCGTTTATTGATGGCTTTAAAAAGGCGATGGAGCTTCTTAGCAATGACCGCTAACGGTTTGCAGATAAGCGAAGGCACAAATAGCGTTGGTTTTAGCGAGGGAATTTGGGCTTTTGCTTATGTGCTGTTATGCGAGGTGCTTTTATTAACAACTAAAATTAAATAGAATGAAGAATTTATTAGTATCTTTTTCTGGTGGCGAAACATCAGCATTTATGGCTCAATGGCTAAAAAAACATTATAGAGAATTTGGTTATGAAAACATTGTGTTTGTGTTTGCCAATACAGGAATTGAAAACGAACAAACGCTTGAATTTGTTGAAAGGTGTGATACTCATTTTGGGCTAAAGTTGCATTGGGTTGAGGCTTTGGTTTGGCAAGGTGAAAGAAAAGGAACTGGATATACAATAACCGATTTTGAACACGCTAAACGCAAAGGCGAACCATTTGAAGCTATCATACAAAAATATGGAATACCGAACCAAGCCACACCACATTGCACAAGAGAATTGAAACAAGCACCGATAAATTCATTTGCAAAAGTTTGGTTTAATGGCGAAGATTATCACACAGCTATTGGAATTAGAAAAGATGAAATTGATAGGATGAACGCAAGAGCCAAAGAAATGGGTTTTATTTATCCGCTTATCAATAGCAAAATGATACCTTTAAACAAGCCAATGGTGAATATCTTTTGGCGTTCAATGCCCTTTAGATTAGAGTTAAAAGGTTATCAAGGGAATTGCAAAACCTGCTGGAAGAAAGCGGACAGAAAGCTATATCAAATTGCAAAAGAAAATCCAACTGCATTTGAGTTTATGGATGAAATGGAACAGAAATATCCGATTGACCCAATGGGACACAATAAGGTGTTTTTTAGAAATAACCGAAGTGCAAAACAGATACTTGAAGAAGCAAAGAATTGGAATGGAAAAATTATAAACGATGCAGATGAATATACCTATCAACTCGACTTACTTGGTGGCGAAAGTTGCGAAGTCTTTTCGGAGTGCCGGTCGTAGCATCTTGCATAACTCATTTATTGGCGCACATTTATTTCGCTTATTCAAAAAATAGTGTTATATTTGAAGCAGAAACAAAAGCAAATTAGCGGATTTGCCTTTTATAAAACCTAATGACCCTGCCTTGAACGTGTACCGCTATACCGTTCTTGGTGGGGTTTATTATTTATGAACCTAATCGATTACAATTTTCGCCTTAATTCAATCATTAAGGAAGGGATGCTAACGACAAACGAAATCGCTTTGATGTTCGTTATCATCAACCTACAAAACACGCTTAAATCGGATTTATTCGGTTTGCCTACCCGTACAACCTCGGCACATTTAAACCTATCTAATCCGACCTATTACCGTACCCTAGAAGGCTTACAAAACAAGGGATTAATCGCAATTTTAGAGCAAGGAAAGAAGAACCAAGCACCGATTATTCGAATCACATTCGATAAAAAAATTTTAGCGAATCCGTTTAGCATTTCACAATTCGAAACGAATGCGATAAAAGAAAATGAACAAATGCTATTAAAAAATTTTAGCGAATCCGTTAACATAAATAAGAAAGAAGAAAGAATCAAAAATAAAGAATCTACTAATAGTAGTAGTAGTATTAAAGAGCCATTTCAAAATTTGAAACCAAGTGACTGCAAAGAGTACATCAACGAGCAATTAGAACACCACCTATTCAACCTCAAACAAGCAACCAATTACACGGTGGAACAAATACAAAACGCAGTCGATACCTTTGTGAACTATCAAGAACTCGAAAGCAAAATCTACCACTTCAAAAGCGATTCATTCAAACACTTTGCGCACTGGATAAAACGAATTGACCTCAACAAGATCAACAAACCAAAAGAACAAAAGCTAAACGCCAACCAAATGACCGATGACGAAATCGCAAAATGGGTGGTAGAAAAACGATACGGAAAACAACCTTAAAAAAAACGATATGAAAATCAAAGAAATGAACCAAGCAACCCGAACCGAGTACCTCACAAAGCAACTGCTTAAACTGTACTCGTACTTCGGTAACAACGTAGCAATGGATGAAGGGATCATGCGACAAGTAGAAACACTTGAAGAGGACCTGGAAACCTACAACAACCTAACAACCGACCAATTTGAGCAAGCGTTAAGGAACGGACGTAAGGAAAGCACCGACGCTTTCAAGCCTTCCATTCGATTGATAGTTCAATGGGTAGGTAACTACATCGTGCGCTTTAATAAGTCAGAACAGAAGATCACCCATTCAGGAGCGGAGTTCTCACGTAACTACCCAATCGAGCAACGCAAAGCATGGATTATTTCAAGCTACCGACAATACCACGAAGAGGGCAAGGACATGACCAAGTTCTACGATTTCGGTGCGCCTACTTATGAGGCTATCTACAAATATTGCGGTTACAACCTTTCACACGATCAGCGTGAATGGTGTTTTGAAATGAGCAAACGTTTATCACTTTCGCAAATGTTCAATGCATTTCTAACCCGTGATGAAAGCGACGAGTTCAGAAGCAATCCAACCGCGTGTGCTTACGCTTGCAAATTATTCTTTGATCAGTTCGCTACCGAAGAGGATTTACGCACCCAATTAGGTTACTTCGATAAGGTTAGTGCAGATCACTTTTTAGCGAGTTATGAAAAGACTCCGCAGTTGGTTGCGTACATGAGAAAGAAACAAGAAAATATTTTTGGACTTTCTTAAAAATAAGTTGCACAATTCGATTTCATTACTATCTTTGTAATACCAAAAAACAAAACTATGAACTTAACAGAATGGCTAACGCTCGAAACCGAAGACGGTGACATTGAATTCAAAGTCCTTGTCGATACCGAAGACCCAAACGATTGGGAAATCTTGGAAGTAAGACGCAACGGTGAAGCATACGAACAAAACGAAGCCGAATATTCCGACATGGTAGAAATGGCGAACGAGTGGGCAAAAGATGCGGAGCAGGATTATTACGACGATATGCGAGAAATGTTCAACGATGATTAAACGCCCAAAATACAACAATAAAAAAACTAAGGTCGATGGCATCACCTTCGATAGCAAGAAGGAAGCCGATAGATACGTTTTTCTGACGCATAGAGCGACGAACGGAGAGGTACTTGACCTACACCTCCAAGTGCCTTTCGTTTTCGCCTTAGAGGGCAAAAAAATGTTCACTTACAAAGCGGATTTCGTTTACTATGATAAAACGCTAAGTAAGACAATTATTGAAGACGTGAAGGGAATGCGCACACCGTTGTATAAACTGAAAAAGAAACTAATCGAAAACCAACACAAAATAACCATTACGGAAACATGAAGCACCCATTCAACAAATCAAAATTCAATACCTACGGATTTGAAATAGGGCAAGAGCTTGAATGGTTCGAGTGGCTTTACAATTATGAACGTTCACTTCGGCACGCCTGTAATACCTACCGAGAACATCGTTACGAAGGCGATCACTTCATGAATCAGTATCTTAACATGAAGGTTGAAATGCGTTGTCTACGTCAATTCCTACATCAAACACTTTGCAACGCTACCTACCGACCATGGCATAAAGCGTTTCTGAAATCCACAAAAATAGACGCTCACTTTAAAAGCTTGTTTAAAAAGAACTTGTTAAAAAGCTATGAAGAGAGCCATAAGAAAGACGCAAAGTATTATCTTTCAATCATTAAAGCTTAACCATGGAAAAAATTGTAATTCATATCCGAATTGAAAACGAAGACAGGGCAAGAATAGTTGAACGAACATTGCCCTTTACACATGATTTTGAAAACCTCAAAGAAATTGTTACAGAAGTTCAGCTTTCTCTTTATGATTTAGGTTGGTCTAATGAATTGGTTGAAAGAGCAGTCAAAGAAACAAAAGTATTTTAACCATGGAAACAACCAAGTACGGGCGCAATATCATATCAATCCGATGCACCGACGGAGATCAGTTCCTTCTGCTTTCCGATTTACACTTCGATCACCCTAAATGCCGTCGTGACCTACTCCAAGAACACATCGAGAAAGCGATTAACGTGGGTGCGAAAATCCTAATCAATGGCGACTTCTTCTGTATCATGCAAGGCAAGTACGATAAACGTGCAAGCAAAGACGATATCAGACCCGAGCATCAAGGCGGTAATTACTTTGACTTGGTTGTTAACGAAGCAGTTGAATGGTGGGCGAAATATGCCAACCATTTACTTTTTGTGGGGTACGGTAACCATGAAACGGCAGTAAGCAAACGCCACGAAATAGACCTCACCGAGCGGTTCGTTTCGTTACTGAATTACAAAACGGGGGCAAAGGTGTTAAATGGTGGGTACGCTGGGTGGATCGTGTTTACTGTTAGCCGTTTAAATTCAACGGCTCAAATCAACTTCAAATTAAAATACCACCATGGTCACGGTGGCGGTGGTGTGGTAACCAAGGGAGTTATTCAGCATCAACGAATGGGTGCGCAAGTAGATGGTGCAGATGTTCTTTGGATGGGGCACGTACACGAACTTTACCACCACATCAACATCAAAGAAACGATTAGTACAACAGCACCGTATGAAGTGAAGCAACGCATTCAGCACGACATTAGAACATCAACTTACAAAGACGAGTTCACCGACGGTGCTTTCGGTTGGCATATTGAAAGAGGTGCGTATGGTAAACCGATTGGGGGTTATTTAATGCGATTGAATTACATTCGTGAAGTGAAGGAGAAAGAGCGTAATTATATTGCACCCGATTTTCAAGCTATTTATTCAAACATTTAAAAATATGGAAAACGAAAAGTATGTAGGCAAAGGTTGGGCTAACCAGTACGGGGTAAAGGTTCAACTGAAAAAACAAGATTTGTTAGATTTACCCACCAACCAATACGGGGATATCGAGGTGTTTGTAGGGCAACGCAAAGAGGTTGACCAAAAGAGCAAAGCAACGCATTGGGTAAAATGGAAGGCGAAAGATGCACCGATTCAACAGGCTTCAAACATCGAAATACACCCAGCACTAACCAAGGCAGGATTTGTACCCGATAAAGACGGGTTACCTTTCTAAAAATTCCCATTCAATAAGTATGCACCCACTAATCGCAGACGTACTCCAACATCAAAGCTATCGTAAGTCCTGTTACGATATTGTGAGGGGTACGCACTTCGACGGTGAAGACCTTTACCAAGAAATGCTTTTAGCGTTACTCGAAAAAGAGGATGCAAAGTTGTGGGAGGTGTGGCATTCGGGCGGTCATCGGTGGTACGTGCTATCACTTATCTACCGTTTATTTTTGGGGAAGGGTTCGTTGTGGGATCAGAAGTACCGAGATCGGTTGTTACGTGTGGACGTTGATTGGACTCGTGTTGAAGTGATCGCTGAAATCTACGATCATGAAAGCGAGGTACAAACATCGAAGCAAATGGAAGCGATTGAGGAAGCGATTGCCGAACTGCATTGGTACGAGCGCAACCTATTCATGGTTTACGTTGAAGCCAAAAACATGCGACGTATCAGCACATCGACTACGATACCATATAACAGCATAAGATTGACCATTAACACGGTTAAAGACAAATTAAAAAAGAAATTGAAATGATTTACTTACAAATTTTATTCATAGCGTTTTTCTCTGCGTGTGCGGGGGTAACGATTACCAAGCTTACGGGCATTGGCGATAAGATTGGATTCAAGCCGTTCAACTGTTTTGTATGTCTTTCTTTTTGGACTGCATCGCTTTCGTTTTTTACAACGGTTGATTTTTCATTGATAGGATATTACCAAAATATAGGTATCTTAATTGCAAACCTTTTGGTTTATTCGATTGGTTGCGGTTTCGTAGCTTGTATCATTGCGTACTTTTTAATTGATAGGATTTACCGATGACCACACCAAACCATTACAAACAAAAGGTGCAACCGATTGAGCTGATCGAAGCGTTCGATTTAAACTTTAACCTCGGCAACGTGGTGAAGTACGTAAGCCGTGCTGGGCGCAAAGGCGATACCTTAGAGGATTTAGAAAAAGCGTTTTATTACCTTAAACGAGAAATGCAAAAATATGAAAATAGCTAATAGAATGACCGACGAACAGTTGAAGCGGTTAGAACCATTGTACCCTAAATGGGTGCAGTTTCAAAACGAAAAGACCTTACGCCTAAGTGCTGAACAAGTAATGTTAATGGGTGGGGTATGGAGTGAAGTTATGGGTAAACGTTGGACGGGTGGATGCCAAGCCTGTACCGTTAACGCATTCTCTACGATCATGAACCATTACGATGCAGAACTTGACCGTAGGCATAAAGCAATCCATGAGCAACTTATTCAAGAAACGTTCACGGAAAGTGAACCGACCGAAATTGTGAACACTAAACAACCAACCAATGCCACTACCGAAAAGAAACCAAGACGAAAGCAAAAGTGAGTTCTTAGACCGTTGCATGATTAATACAGTCATGAAAACGGAGTATGAAGACCCAATCCAACGGTTAGCGGTGTGTAATGCTTTGAGCCGAAAGGAAAGTTACGCAAAGTTTGAAAGCCATTCCGACTACCCCGAAGCGGTGAAAAACAATGCCAAACGAGGGATTGAACTGAACGAAAAGAACGGTAATCAGTGCGCAACGCAGGTGGGAAAAATTCGTGCAACGCAGTTGCGTGACGGTGAGCCTTTGAGTGTGTCCACAATCAAACGGATGTACTCTTATTTGAGCCGTGCAAAGACGTACTATGAAACGGGAAAGCCTACTGATTGCGGATACATTTCCTACCTTCTTTGGGGCGGTTTAGCTGGGTTACGTTGGAGTGAAGCGAAGTTGAAGGAGTTAGAAAAATGACCACGACAAAAGAAAACGACGTAATTGAACAGGCTATTGGAGCGGTTGAGTTGTACGCAACCATTGCTCACTTGCTTATGGATATAGCCGAAACGGTGGACCATGTGAGCGTTGGCGGTGCTACCGATTACGAATTAAAGCTTATGTGTATGCAGAAGCTAAAAGAAATCGTTAACAAAATAGAAATCTAATGCCAAGCGGTGAACATTTGAAGGGCAAAAGCCCACACGGATTTGGAAGCCATCCCGAAAACATCAATCGGAATGGAAGGCCGAAGGCATTGCGTAACGTAATCAAGGACCTATTCATTGAAGAGTTTAACGTTCAGCTATCGAGTAGCCAAGCCAATGAAATGATTATGGCAATGCTTTGCATGACCGAGCGACAAATCAGTGAACTTGGAGAACGTGACGATGTACCCTTTTGGTTGAAGATGATTTCTAAAAAGATGGAGCGGGATTTGAGCCGAGGTTCTATTCACTTGATGGAAGTTCTTTTCGATCGTGTTTATGGTAAGCCAAAGGAAACGATTGATAGTACGATATCGATGCCGAAAGCCGAAATTCACGTGGCCACCATTTCAAGTCCTATCGACCTATCAAATAGTGAGGATGCAATTATTCTCGATTGATGTTTCAAACGTCTGTCATATTCGATCGCAACTACAATTCAACTGCCGAGGTTATTGTTAACCAAGGCGGGACCAGTTCGGGCAAAACTTACTCGATACTTCAAGTGCTATGCTTAAAAGCGATTGGAGAAAATGATCAGGTTATTTCGGTTGTAGGTCAAGACGTGCCTAACCTTAAAAGCGGTGCGCTTCGGGATATGCAAACGATTGTAGCAAGTTCGCCTGATATTCAAAGTTGGATAAAAGGATACAATGCGAGCGACCGTATTTATACGTTTCACAACGGTTCAATCATAGAGTTTAAAAGCTACCAAGATTCCCAGGATGCAAAGAGTGGTAAACGTGACTATTTCTTTTTGAATGAGGCGAACGGGATTAGTTATGAAATATACTCCGAGCTTGCAATGCGTACAAAAAAGAAAGTGTTTATCGACTACAACCCTAACGCTCGCTTTTGGGTGCATGATAAATTGATAGGTAAGGAAGGTGTTGAGTTGATCATTTCCGACCACCGACATAACCCATTTTTACCCGATATCATTCGCAAAAAGATTGAAGCGATTAGAAGTGAGGATGAGGAACTTTGGAAGGTGTACGCCCGTGGAATGACTGGTAAAATCGAGGGATTGATTTACCGTAATTGGGGCACGATTGGAACGATTCCAAGCGATGCGCAGTTGATTGGGTACGGCCTGGACTTCGGATTTACCAACGACCCGACCGCAGTTGTTGGAGTGTACCGATACAATGGTGAGTTAATCATTGACGAGGTAATGTATCACAAAGGGTATACAAATCAAGACATTAGTTTATTCTTTACGCAATCGGGTATAGATAGAAGCGTTACCATTGTGGCGGATTCCGCTGAACCGAAAAGTATTGAAGAAATCCGTCGCATGGGTTGGCGCATTGAAGGAGCAAATAAGGGGAAAGATAGTATCTTGAATGGGATTGATATTTTAAAGCGATTCAGGATAAACGTAACAAACCGATCAACCAACATACTCAAAGAATTGAATGCTTACAAATGGAAGGAAAAGGACGGGAACGCCACCAACGTACCTATCGATTCATTCAATCACGGCATGGATGCTTTGAGGTATTTAGCATTAAATAAATTAGCAGAAAAGAACAGAGGAAAATATGCGATACAATAACATTTGGAAAAAATTAACCGTTGGTCAATACCAACTATTAGCCGACCTCAACCACTTGGAAGGGTGGGAGTATATGCGCTCGGTAGTAGCAATCGTTGAGGGTAACGGTTTCGATGAGGTGGATAATTACCCGTTAATTGATTTACGGAAGCGATACGAAGCCATCGCAAAGCAGTTGGAGAAAGAGCCGTTTAAACCTTTCAAATCATTCGTAAAGATTGACGGTAAGCGTTACTACGTTACCCGATTCTTTGACGAAATTAACACCGCTCAATTCGTTGAAATTAGCGAGTGGAATAAGACGAAAGAGGACGGAGTAAAGAACTTACATTTGTGCGTTGCATCGTTATTGCGTGAAACGAAGTTCGGTTGGTTTCCTAAAAAGTACAACGGGAAAGACCATGCAAAGCGTGCGTTAGTGGTGAAAGAAAAGATGTTAGCAGTTGAGGCATTGGGGTTGTCCGCTTTTTTTTTGGCCAGTTGGGTGAAGTTGCTCGAAGATTTACCAACCTATTTGGATCGGGAAATACAGACGTTGAAGGAGGAGATGGACGCCCTGACCTCGGAACAGGATTTACCGAGCGATACGGTTGGATCGTTGTAATTGATAGGTTAGCGGGGAGCGATGTTCTCAAATGGAGTGAAGTCTTTGAATTGCCAGCGATGGAGTTTCTTAACTATGCAAGTTACCAAGTTGAGAAAAGCAAGCATGAAGCCTTTGAAATTAAGCGTCGAGCCAATGGGTAACTTTTTAGGATTTCCCATTTAATAAGTATGGCATTTATCAAGTTTCAAGATGTAAGCGGAGCATTCAATAGTGCTATTGAAGGGTTTGGTACTACCGACGTTGATCAAGCTTTTGAAGGTGTTGAAAAGGAAATAGTTGATTGGTGTCATGAACAAATCATATTATTTAGGAAACAAATTTATGATAACGGAAGTCAAGCTACGGGAAACCTTCAAATGAGCATGGATCCATTGCCAATGAAGCGTTTTGGCAAAAATTATGAAGTTCAAATTGTAGGGGCGGATTACTGGAAATTTTTAGAATTTGGTCAAAAGGGAACCGAAAGTAGTAGAAAAGCGCCTAATTCTCCATTTACAATTAAAGAGTACCCGCGTTTGGAGGATATGGTAAAATGGACTCAGGCAAAGGGTTTAAGATACGGAAAAAAAGATGTATATACTTTTGCAAAATTTGTGAGAAAATTAATTTGGAAAAATGGAACATATCCTTACCCATTTGTTCAACCAACACTTACTGAAAATAGATTAAATGATTTGGCGCAAAGGGTTGCTGATATTTCAGCAGAAGCATTTGTTTCAGTTCTTTTACCGAAAGATGCACCAAGAACGATGAAATTACCCAAATGATATGGCAATAACGATTATAACCCAAGTAACTGAACCAAGGTATTCACCGGCGGGAAACCCGTTGGTGTATGTGGTTGATAGTGATAATAGCACCGAGCCGAACTTCCGATACGTTGCAAATGTTTCGATAAATGGAAACTTGGTAGCGAAATTGAAGACGGTACCGAGCGTGACGAATAGCAACTACGGACGCTTTAATTTTCAAGAAATTGTGCGAGGTTACTTTGAAGTTACCCCACGCATTGCAGATGGTTCAATTGTAGTTTCTGAAAGCTTTGGATGCCCTACTCAATACATTGAGTTCGACGTTGAATTTGATGAAGAGTACACGGGTGGAAGTTCTGCTCCAACCGATGCGGAGACGGCTATCATTTACAACGGTGCATGGACTGTTTTTGACTTTGTTCAGTTCCCTAATTTTAAGATTAACTATTGGGTTGATAGCGATGCGGTAAATTTTAAATTACCATTAACCAACCGCCCACAATCAACGAAAGCAGTTGCTTCGGTAACGTACAACCAAAGCGGAAATCTTTATTTCCTTTGCAGTAAAGAACTTGAACCAAATATTGATTACATAAGATACCAATATTACAATTCCGAGAATGCGTTGATTCGGGAGTATTACGTGCCAACGATCAATCACACGTCACACGCATCGAGCGAGGAAAACGAGTTCAACATGATTGCCGTTCCATTCATGCCTTTTGATGTGCGCAATTTAAGTTCAACTTTAACAAGTGATTCTGAAAGTGGCGATGTTGATTTTCCTGTTTCGCCGAATATCCTTGGCACGGGTTACTATACTGTTACTGGCTTTCAAGATGAAGGAATTAACCAAGCAACTATTGAATACGTTGTACGGTTAAGCGATGAGTGCCCACGATACGACTTTACCGAGGTTCATTTTGAGAACCAGTTGGGTGGGGTTGATAGTTACGTGTTCACCAAGCCTAACCGAGAAAGGCAAAGCATTCAAAGAGTTGAAGCGAGCCGTCCGTATTTAGCAGATAGCTTTGTAAATTACACGGGGATTTACGGAGGTTACACTAACTTTTCCAAGTACAACGCACAAGTTGATTACAATAAAGAGTTCACGGTTTCAAGTGATTGGTTAACCGATGCAGAATTTGAATGGTTAGCTGAAATGGTGCGCTCCCCACGTCTTTGGTTACGTAAAGCATTTCAGACCGATGAAGGTGTTGTTGAATACTTAGTCCCTATTTTGGTAACCGATACAAGCTACAATGTTTGGAAGCGTGACTTTGACCAACTTCACACGCTTACCATTACCTACAAATTTACCTTTGACGAAGCGATGCCGTTATGATAACAGAACTTTACATTGACGGGCAAAGATTGGATTTAAGCGATGATATTGATATCCGCTTAACGTATTCCATAACGGATATAGAAAACCCCGTAGAGCGCAAAGGAACGGTTAGCAGAACCATTGAAATTCCTGGCACACCAAACAACGATAATGTGTTTGGTTCGATTTACCGATTCGATCAGTGGGTAATTGGATTTGATCCGAGCGTTCGGGTAAATGCTTACGTATTGCAGAATGGTGTTGAAGTGTTCAACGGCATTGCGCAATTATTGGCGGTTAAGAGTGACGGTCAATTTAAGACGTATGAAATCGGTTTGTACGGTGAGAATGTCAACTTGTTTAAGCAATTAGGCGATAGCGAGTTGACTGATTTAGATTTTAGCGAGTTGAATCATGAATGGGATGCGCCTAATATTGTGGATGCGTGGACAAATTCCGTAGGCAGTACGGGTAACGATTACTATTACCCTGCGATCGATTACGGGCAAGCGAGTTTCACACGTACACAAGCCCCAATTCCTTACGCGGATGTGTTTACCACGGCTGATTTTTACCCTGCGATTTCCGTAAAAAAGTACGTTGATAAGATTATTGGCGGTGCTGGATTTACTTACGTTAGTGACTTCCTTACCTCGCAATGGTTTAAGCAGTTGATCGTGCCTTATGGCGTTAGTGGTGTGCCTTACATTACCCAAGAGCAAGCACAAAACAATTTGTTTTGGATTCGATTGAATAGTGATTTGACGCTCAATAACTTAATTTTTCTTACTCAATTTCAATTTGGTACTTCAACACCAGCGCCTTATTTCAACGGTGGAAACTACAACACCGGCACCAAGAAATTTGTTGCACCGGCTGATCGCACATACAACTTTCAATTAAGGGTTACAGCTACCTTGGTTCAAAGTACTGGACCTTCTCAGCAAGTACCTTTGACTTGTAATCTTTACAAAAATGGTATTAGTGTTGGTTCTAACATGGTAGTTCTTTGGGATGTTAACACACCAGCAAACACCACGATTACTCAAGATTTTTTCATTCAAGATACAGCGAGTGTTGGTGATCAGTACGAAATAAGATACACCGGTGGTTCGATTGGTTTTACAATCAACGTTGACAGCTCGAACACGTATTGGCTTAACCAAGTTGCCGGTACTCCTAAAATGGAACCTGGTGATACTTGGGACATGAACCAAACGATAGTACCAAAGGTTAAGCAATCCGATTTCCTTATGTACTTGGTGCGTATGTTCAACTTGTTTATCATGCCGGATAAGTACGATCAAAAGAAATTGTATATCGAGCCGTTCTCCGACTTTTACGATACTTCGAACTTTCTTGACTGGACTCCGTTATGGGATGTTGACAAAGGCTTTGAGGTAGTTCCATGTGGGTACATGAATCCTAAAACTTACAAGTTCAATTACAAGGATGCAGGCGGTTACTTTGAGAAGCGTTACCAAAGTGCGTATCAATCGAGTTACGGTTCACGGTTGTACGTTAGTTCAAATGAATTTAGCAATGGTGAGCAATCTGAGGACGTTGGATTTGGCAATAGCGTAATGGTTGGATTTTCTCCGAGCCCACGTATTTACGCACGCTATTATGACATGGATAACAAAGGAAGTGCCGTTGGTGGCGATGTTACGTTCGACGTTAAGCCTGTTACCCCTAACCTTCGTATTCTTTACCATGAGTTTATACCGTTTCCAAGTGATACGGAATTTGTTTTCGAGGGTAACCAATACACAAGTTACCCTTATGCGGGTAATTTAGACAATCCGTACAACCCGACAACCGATTTATGCTTTGGTATTCCACGGGAGTTGTACTATCAAAGCGATGAAACAAGCGGAGCGATTTATAGGTACACCAACAACAACCTATTCAACCGCTTTTGGTTGGATTACGTAAAGCTATACACCGACAAAGACGCAAAGAAAGTCAAGTTATTTGTGCAACTTACTCCCGTTGATGTGTTGAACCTTGATTTTCGCAAACCGATTTACATTAACGGTACTTTGTTTTACTTGCTATCGGTCAACGATTACGATGCAAATAGCGACGAAAGTACCTCAATCGAACTTTTGAAGGTGTTAGATTTAGCACCATTTACCCCTACCGTGTTTGAGTTAACGAGCGGTACGGGTGCATTTATTTCAGACGAACCTAAACCACAATTAATCACAGAGTAATGGCAGACGTAGAAAAGGATATAGTATTACGAGTTAAGTCGGAAACCGACCAAGCCACGGGGCAATTCAAGAACTTAAAGCAGGAACTTCGCTCGATTGAAAACGAGTTGAACAAAATGGCCTCTTCGGGGCAAACGGGTTCAGAAGCTTTTAGGAAACTACAACAAAGAGCAGGGGAGGTTAAAGACCAAATCGGTGATACCAAGAATGCGATTAAGGCCTTATCATCCGATACGTTCAAGTTAGATGCGTTCGCCCAAGGTGCGCAAGGTATTGCTGGCGGTTTCGCAGCTGCACAAGGTGCGATGGCTTTGTTTGGTACCGAAAATAAAGCGGTTGAGGAAGCAATCAAAAAGACGCAAGGTGCAATGGCATTGCTTCAAGGGGTAACGGCTATCACAAATATCCTTCAAAAAGATAGTGCGTTTTCGTTGATGTTTTTGGGTAAGGCACAAAAGGAAAATGCCGTAGCGACAAACATAGCAACCAACGCTACCAAAGGATTTTCCCGTGCGTTAATTGCTACGGGTATCGGTGCTATCATTGTTTTGATTGGTACGCTTGTAGCGTATTGGGATGACCTTAAAGAGGCGATTGGTGGGGTATCGCAAGAAACTGAAAAGTACATTGAAACGGCCAAGAAAGATACCGAGGAAGCAGAAAAGAAATACAATTTAACCAAGGACACCGAGAATGTTCTCAAATTACAAGGAAAGTCGCAACGTGAAATCTTAAACATTAAGATTAAAGAAACCGATGCGATTATCATTGGCATAAAGAACCAAATCAAAGGCCAACAAACGGCCACGAAGCAAGCGGTTGAAGCTGCGAAACGTAATCAAGAAATTGCCAAAGGTGTTATTATGGCACTTTTCAGCCCTATTAAAGCCATTACATTAATGGTTGACGGGTTGATTAACGGATTGATAAAAACGGCTAACTTTTTTGGTGCTGATATTGACTTTAAATTAAACCTTTCAAGCTTTGACCAACTGCTTGCCGAAACAATTTTCGACCCCGAAGAAGTTGCCAAGAAAGGTAAGAAAACTGAAGAGGAACTACAAAAGTCACTTGACAAAATAACCAACGAACAAGCGGGCTTCAAATTGGAAATTCAAAAGTTAGATGAAGAGGATAGGAAAAAAAGTGAAGATGCTGTAAAAAAGAAACAAGAAGCAGATAAAAAAGCACGTGAAGAATTAGAAAAATTACGTGAATATGAAGCTAAATGGGAAGAAGATCAAGCAAAGGAAAAAAAGGAAAAAGAGGAAAAGAATTACAATGATAGTATCAAATCAAACGATGCTTACTACGACCATTTAATAAACAACGCAAAGTTAAATGGACAAAGTACTGAGGAATTAGAGTTACAGAAATTAGAGGGACTTCTTAAAATTCAAAAGCAGTACGGCAAATCAACGGTTGAAATAGAAGATCAAATCGCATTAAAGAAAAAGGAAATTGGGGATAAACAATTAGAACAACAACGTGCGCAACTTGAAATCCAACGTCAAGATTATTCTCAAAGCTATGATCAAATCAAAACTATTTTAGGCAATGCTTTAAAAAATAGATTGATAACTGAAAAGCAATATAATGAAGCAACCCAACAATTGGACACCGCACAACTTCAAGGAAAGATGGCGTTGACGAAGGGAGTTGCTGATTTGTTTGGTAGTTTATCGGATGCGTTAGGGAAGGAAACAAAAGCGGGTAAAGCACTCGCAACCGCCCAAGCGTTGATTAATACATACCTTGGTATTTCAGAAGTGTTAAGAGCAAAGAACCCGTATCCCGAACCGTTTGGAACGGCGGTAAAAATCGCAAGTGCTGCAACAATCGGTATCAATGGATTTAACACCGTTCGTTCAATCAACAAAGTTCAAGTGCCAGGTGGTGGCGGTGGTGGTCCAGTTGGTTCAATGCCTAACCTTTCAACCGCCCCTTCTGCAATGGCTACAACTACACCGACAATCGGAAGCACCCAATTACAATTAGATGCACAAGGTAACCTTAAACAAGGTTCAGTTAGAACCTACGTACTTGAAACCGATATTTCAGACAAGCAAAAACGCTCACAAAGATTACAAAGAACCGCAACTTTAGGAAAATAATATGAATACTTACAATGATTTACCCGTTTACTCGCTTGTAGTAAACGATGAAGAGTCAACAGGTGTTGACTTTGTCGCACTGGTTAACGCTCCCGCAATCGAGCGTAATTTCCACGCATTCAACAATCGCATGAAGTTCACATCGAACGAAGAGAAAAGGTTGGTTACAGGGCCGTTAATGATTCCCGATTCAATGATTTTCAGACGTGACGAAAAGTTTGGGGAGTATTACGTGACCTACACTGCTGAAACGATTAAAAAGATAGCGGAAAAGTTCATGCAAAATCAGTACATTTCAAACGTCAACACTGAACACAAAACACCGATCAAAGACGTGTTTATGATTGAATCGTTTATCACCGACGTTGATCGTGGTATCGTTACTCCCAAAGGCTTTGAGGACTGCCCCGAAGGTACTTGGTTTGGAACGTACAAAGTGAACAATGAAGACGTGTGGAATCAAGTTAAGGATGGAACATTCAAAGGGTTCAGCGTTGAGGGTGATTTCATTCACGCACCTTTCCAAGCATCCAAACAACTGCCGTTGGAAGTGATTTTGATTGACGAAATCCTTTCGATGCTATAATTTTTTTGTCACTTTTTTTTACGTTCCCATTTCATAAGTATAAAACTTTTATCACATGGATATTAAAGCTGAATTGCTAAAAATTAAAAGCTATCTGATGTCGAGTGAAGTTACCCCAACCGCCCAAGAGTTCGCCATGTACGACCTTGCAAGTGGTGGTCAAGTATCGATTAACGGTGAAATCGTTGTAGGTGCTGAGGTAATGGTAATCGACGGAGATGGTAATGCCGTTCCCGCTCCCGATGGAGAGCACGAATTGGTAGGTGTTGCTAAGATCAAAACCGAAGCGGGTAAGATTGTTGAAATCATGCCTATTGAAGAAGAGCCAAAGATCGAAGTAGAAATCGAAGCAGGCGAAAACAAAGAGGAAATGGCAGAAGCTGAAATGATGCCCGACCATGCCAAGGAAATGGAATCAATGAGCGAGCGCATCACCAAATTGGAAGGTATGATCGCTGATTTGATGACACGCATGGATGGAATGGGTAAAGCTACCGAAGCCATGAGCGCTGTTGTTGAAGAGGTTGCAAGCCGTCCAACTGCCGAGGTTTCCAAGCCTGTTGCTTTCACCTATTTGAATCCAAAGGAAAAACAAAACGATAAATTTTCAAATCTTTTAAACGCATTAAAATAAATAAAAATGAGTTACACTTTTACAGGGTTAAGTACTTATACTAATCAACAGACCCTACCCCTAATTACTAAGTCGTTATTCAACGCACGCACCATTTCTTTGATCAACAAACAAGTTGGTGTGAAGTATGTTTCTGCTTTGAACTTGTTGGATACCACAACTGCCTTCACTTATGGCAATACTTGTGGTTTCAATGGTTCAGGAAACACTACCGATTTCACACAGCGCAACTTGACTGCTGTTCACGTGAAGGTTCACGAAGCAATGTGCCCAAAGGCTTTGGAGCAGTATTGGATGCAAACCCAATTAACTGCGGGTTCAATGCCTACAACTATTCCTTTCGAGCAAGTTTACGCAGAGCAGAAGGTTGCTTCTATTCAGAAGGCTTTGGAAACTGCCGTTTGGCAAGGTGATGGTACAGGTTCTCCTGCTTCAATTACTGGTTTCGCAAAGATTTTCAACGATGCTTCCGTTAATAACTTGAATACTATTTCTTTCACTTACGCTTCATTGGCTACTGCTTCAAACGCAATTATTCTTTTGAATACTATCGAGGCTGGAATTTCTAACGATATTCGTGGTTACGACGACGTTGCTATCTTCTGTGGTATCGACGTATTCACTAAGATTAAGCAAGGTTTGGTAGCTTCAAACTACTTCAATATTTCTTACTTGAATGGAGTTGAGAACTATGAATTGACTTTGCCAGGTTCTAACATCAAGTTGTACGGTGTTAACGGTTTGAACGGAACTTACGATTTGTACGTAGGTCGTACTTCACACTTTGTTTTCGGTACTGACTTGTTGAACGAAGAAGAGCGTTTCGAAATCTTCTACGCTAAGGAAGCAGATGAAGTTCGTTTTGTTGCTGAGTTCAAGGCAGGCGTTCAAATCGCTTTCCCTGATCAGTGCGCTCGTTTCATGATGGCCGCATCTTAATCGAACGATTGAACTATTAACCAAGGGGTGGGTGAAATCGCCCACCCTTTTTTTTGAACATAAATAAAAAAATAAAGATATGAGTTGCGCATTAACCGCAGGATATTCACTCGCTTGTAAAGACAGCGTTGGTGGATTAAAAAAAGTTTACATCGACAACTTTGAAGACGTCGATTACGGTGCTGTTACAAACGGTGCTATCTCAACCGCTACGGGTGGTTTCTTTTCGTTTGAATTGCCAATGAACACGGCTCAATTCACCGAAACGGTAACATCGAGTGTTGAAAATGGAACTACCTTTTATCAAACCGAACTTTCAATCGTATTGCCTAAATTGACCGCTGAACTTCGCAATCAGTTGAAGCTATTGGCTCAGGCTAAATTGGCTGTAATTGCTACCGATAGAAACGGTGCGCAGTGGGTTATGGGATTGGAGAACGGAGTTTATTTAACTACTGGAACTTCCGCTACTGGAACTGCAATGGGAGATTTGAATGGAATGACTTTGACGTTTACTTCCATGGAGAAAGACCCAATCGTTGTATTCACGGGAACTGTACCTTTGGATTAACCCTACATACTTTCCATATTTTGAAGGGGGGGCGTTTACGCTCCCTTTTTTTATTCGTTACATTTTCGTTTTTTCCCATTATATAAATATGCAGTTGATCACAACGAACGCAGTTAACCGCCTATACTTTACCGCTACCGAGAACATGGTGAG